ACACCGTGCATAGCTTCAAATGCTACAGCAGTGTAAACAGACTCAGAAGCAGCCTTCATCAAGTCTTGTGGATTGACATCACGTCCTTCAAGCTTAGCAGAAGCACCTTCAGCACCTGCAGCAAGAACACCAAACTGCGTTGCAGTGTTGGCTGTGTTGTATGCAACTCGTCCAGCCTTAGCCACAGTACTTGCATCTTTAGTTAACTGAGCCATGCGTCCTAATGAACCAGTAGCTAACATCTCAGGGTCATAGACAAGACCTTTGATTAAGTCACCTACAAATGCACCTGGATTATCTGTAGCAGCTTTTCCAATAGCTTTAGCAGTCTCTACAGGATTTTGTACGCCTTCTTTAATAGCATTAAAAGTATCAGACGCACTGCGTTGTACTTGCTTTTGTTCTGCAGGAGTAACTGGTTCTAATCCAGGCATGATACCACCTAGAGCAGACCTTGCGGTGTACTCAGCAATAGGGGCTATCATAGATTTCTTTTTCCAGTCCTCCATCGACATCTCGCCTAAGCTTTTCTTTAGCTCAGATACAAAGCCTTTAGACTCTACTGGTTTAGCAGATGTAGGGTCAAACTCTTTAGCTGTGGAAGCGTCAAAAGACGCAGGAGCATCAGCTACTTCAGTGGCTGTCGAAGGATTAAACTCCGTAGCACTAGATGGATCAAACGCCATAGTAACCTTTAATTATTTTACTGGAACCCACTGACCATTTACATATTTGGCTTTGTTGCCAGAAGCGTCCTGGTAGATTTTACCTTCTTCAAACTTAGGCTTCTTTTCAGTTTTATCTTTACCACCTTTAGCTTCTTTAGGCCCATAACGTTTATCTAAAGAATCACGTTTAGTTTGGAAGTCATCACGAATAGAAGCTTTAGCAGCGTCTTTATCAGCAACATAAGGATTGCTGTCAATCATAGCAAGACGTTTAGATTCTTCAATGTCTAATTTATTAGATTGAGTGCGATATTCTTTATTAATTTTTTCACCGCTACTGCTAATAGTATCTGTACCAGAGGCTAAACGAGCTTCACGCTTTTCTTGAACACTTACACGAGCACGGTCTGTTTCAGCTTTATATTGTTCTACTTCACCATGCAATGCTTTGTATTCAGAGTCAACACGCTCTTTCATAGTTGAACCAACGTTCTGTATAATCTTTTGAGCTTCTTCAAAAGAAGGTGCGTTCTTAACAGCACTAGCTAAAATAACAGCAGTTTGTGGATTTTTAATAACATTACCTACTACATTAATTAAATCTTCTTTACTAGTAGCTGCAGAAGATAATTGACCTAAAGTATCCAAACCAGTCTGAATTACTTTCATACGTTCTAATTGCTTGACAGATTCTGCTCTTGCTAAGTCTTGAGATTTCTTAGAGAAATCTGCAGCTAGTGCTGGATTACCTTTAGTAGCAGCAATTTCTGCAGCTCTATTATAAGTATCTGCTAAACGTGCAGTACTGTCTTGTTGCTGGGCTCCTGTAGGAGCTTTTGCTGCAGCTTTAGGAGCTTGTCCTGCAGCCATGTCTTCTGCATCTTGTGTAGCAGACACAGTATCTTTAAAACCAGCAGGAGACACATCAGGAGTATCAGGAGTTACAGGACCTGTGTCGCTAGGTGCTTGCTGTGAAGTATAACCAATAGGCTGCTCAGTAGCTGCAGCTTCTTTTAAAATATCTTTAGACTGCATTGTAGATTTAACGCCTTCTACTGCGTTATAAGCACTGGCAAAATTAGTAAAAAAACCCATAATTATTTCCTATAATTTTTATTTAGAAGCCAAGCACAGAAGCAATACCACCAATAACATCACCAGCAGCTCCTAAAATACCTCCACTAGAGTTTCCTCCAGTCCACATAGAAGCACCTGTAGCTCTAGCTTGGGATTGTGCAGCAGCAGCTTGAGCTTGTGCAAGAGCTGTTTGAGCACCACTAATGTAGCTTGTTTGTGCCTGTGTCTGAGCAGCAGTGTATGGAGCCATATAACCAGCAACGTTAGCATTAGTTTGAGCCAAAGCAGCATTAGCAGCCAAACTTTGACCTTGATAAGGAGCTAAGTATGAACTTACTTGAGCAGCATTCTGAGCAGCCGTTGCAGAAGCAGGAGACTGATTAGCACCTGACAATGTGCTTAATTGATTAAACAAGTTATTATAGTAAGTAGAGAACTGACCTTGTGCTAAATTAGAAACAGCATTGGCTTCTCCACCAGATTGTAATTGACCAGTTGCTGCAGCAGCACGTTGACTAGCAGTCACTCCTTGTTGCAACTGAGCTTGATAACCACCCTGAGACATAGCAATGTTAGGATTGTTAACTAATTGATTTAATTGTGTAGCTGCTTGAGCACGATACTGTGAGTATGGGTCATAAGTGCTTAAAGAAGAAGCAGTAGGTGTAGCATTAGTTGCAGGAGCAGCAGCAGGGGTAGCAGCGTTTGTTAAACTTTTTTGATAAGCAGCCCAGTCAGCAGAATTAGAAGGAGTAGCAGAAGCCTCGCTGGCAGCAGCTCCTAATAAGGCTTGATTGACCTGAGCTTGAGTAGCTGTAGGAGATAAGTTTTGTGTCCAATATTGAAAACCACCTACATCAGGTGCTCTACCGAATAAGTTTTCGTAAGCACTACTAACTTCAGAAGTTAAATCTCCTGATTGATTAGCAGTAGTATAAGCACTAGGACTAGCAGCCTGTACTGTTAAATTGGGAGTTGTGGTATCAGCCATAATATGTCCGTATAATTAGGTTAGAAATAGATTATTGTTCTATTTCAAAGTCAATTTCAGCAGTTTCTAATCTCAATGGTACATTCTCTGTACACAAAAACTCCCAAGCTCTGCGACGTGCTTGACCAGTTTGATAAATCTGTGGTCTAGGCTTACTGAGATCAACAGTACGGTAAGGAGACCAGTTTTGATAATCATCGTCAGATCTACGAATATTCATCGTAGCTCCTACTTTATCACCTACAATTTCAACTCTATTGTAAAATTTACGTTTAGTAAGTCCGTTATCAATAATAGAAGTTACTGAACGATAATAGATAGGAGCACCAGCATCACTGTAATAAGTATCAGACATGGTATACAATGTACCATTATCATCATCTAATACATAATAAATACCGTTGTTTCCTGCATAATAGCTAGGACGGAAGTACTGTTCAGCGTATATTCCAGGAACACCTGAATCTTCATCTCCGATAGCATACATAGTCCACTGAACCCATGCTTGTTGGGAAATGTCATATACTATTGTAACATTTAAATCATGTAATGTCAATACATAAAATAGATGTCCATTGAATTTAAATACATAGGCAGTGACATATTGTAAATCACTATTGCCTAAAATACGGTCAATATATTCATCAGATACTTTTGTAGGGGCTACACCGTCTAGCATAAACACCCCAGTACCTTCAGCCTTGGAAGAACCAATCCAGATAACTGATTGCTCGAAAGAGACAATAGAATTACCGTTAGGACACCCAATTTCAATACGATAGGAAGGTGCTGGAGATAACGGAGAACCTGTAGGGTTTGCAGCGTCATAGAAGAACTCTAAAGACCATTGACCATAATCAAGGACATAGTTCAAATGCTTAGCAATACCTGTAGATTGATCTGGCTCAGCTTCTGCTGTAACATAGTCTAAAGGATTCCAAATAGCAGGGTTTCCTACGTTACTAGTATAAACACGTCCACTAGGTGTGCTAATGACCACGTAGGAGTCTAAGAAGACTGCACCAGGGTTAAGGCCGCCTGTAGGGAAAAAATTCAATACAGCCGTTCCTGAAGCCCCTGCTCCAGTACCGCCTCCACTGTCTGCAAATGTAACACTAGGAGGTGATGTATATCCAGAACCATAGTTAGTCATGGTTACACCAGTAATAACACCGCCTGTAAATTGTACAGTTCCTGTAGCTACTGTACCTGCATAAGTTAATGTAGCCGTACCATCTACTTGAGAACCGCTAGTAAATGTAGGGGCTGTAGAAGCCGTAGTACCTGCTACAGTAACTGTGTATAAATTACTACCATAATAAATTTGTTGATTTAATGTATAAGCTGTAGTAGCTTGCCAGATAGTACCAAAAGTTACTGTAGGTGCTGTATATCCAGTACCACCTGTGCTAACAATAACATTAATAACTGTGTCGTTAGTAATTTGAAAGAAAACTCCAGTAGAGCCGTTTAACAAATAACCATTAAGCTGGTTATGTAAAAATAAATAACCATTGTTTAATGTTTGTACAAAATAACAAGTTTCTATAGGACCTGTAATACTTCCTACTGTAGTTACCGCATAACTAGTAGGATCTATTTGATATAAAACATTATTAATAACAGCATATAAATAGCCATTAAAATAACACATTCCTTGTGCTTGTGCGTCAGGCAACGCAGGAGAAGTCTGAGCTATTTGTAAGCCAGGTCTTTTAACAAACTCAACAGAGCTTCCTTTGCTTTCAAAGTATCCATTGACACATTTAGAGTCAGTTTTCAAATCACCATTACGAGTGGTAATTTGCTGTACTAAAGGAATACGTTGTGTTGGCATTAGTTAGCTTGTCCAAAAATAACGTTAGCCATGCGAAGGTCTGGCTGGAAGAACGAAGAAGTAACTTCAACATCCCAGTCATTGAGACGATCACGATACGCACCTGCACGAACTGCAATCTCTTGTCTACGACTGTCAATAACACCATACTCAATAGCTAATTGGTCTGCTAAGCCCCATACAAGAGTATTCATCCACTCATTAGGAAAGTCAGGAATCTGTGAACCAGTGTTGATGTCATCCATAGGCTGTTGAGCCATGAAATGTAACTCATAGTCTTGAGATGTATTAGCGTCTGGTGTTAAGTAAACATACATGTTACCGCTATTCTTACGAACGTTGTAATACATGGAGTTACTGATACCAGTAGAAAACTTTGAACCTAATACGTTATACTCTTGTTGGCTGAGCATCTGAATAGGTGTGTCAATCATTGGTGACACAGAAGTATTACGAATCCAGCCTTGGATAACTTTTAAAGGTTTGTCAGTATCTAAGTCAGTCAAAGGATTCTGAGAAGCAGGTCCAATGCTATAGACAGTTTGATTCTGAACTAAAGGCAACACAAGCTCATTTACTTTCCAAAGCTTTAAACCCTCGGTAGCAAACTGCTTAACCAAAAGATTCAAAGCTAGAGAAGCATTTGCAATCGTAGCCGAATCAGGCACATCGCCAAGTTCAAGAACACCTAGCTTACGCAAAGCAAGCTGAATGATCTGGTCACGACTAACGGTAAACGTACTAGACATGCTATACTCCAAACATAATTTTAATTGCTTTATCCAGACCAATAGTCTGAGCAATGACTACAGCTAAAGCACCTATTGCTAAATACTTTATTTGATTGAGAGATTTCTCAATGCTGTGCATAGTTGTTTTTAAATCAATCGAAGTTTCACGTAACTCACGAATATCATCTTCATGATTATCTGTTTTAACTTCTAGGCGAACAACACGGTTCTCTAACGCTTCAGACATATTGTTCTTTCTTATTAGCTAGAGATGCCGTAGAGGGATGCTGTTGCTGTAGCAATGTTTCCTGAAGATGCAGTAATTTGCAAAGCTGTTAAAGTGTATGCGGCATTATTTCTAATTCCAGAAAGAGAACTATAAAAATTTCCCCCATTATTCGTATCTGCAAAATAAGATGTTCCTATTATTGTAAATCTTGGTAATGTTCCTGAAGTAGTATTTGCACCAGTTATATAATAAACACCATCAGTATATTCATAAATAGGATTTGTTTCTGCTGAAGAAGTACCATAACTTAATGGAATAGATGATGTGCTAATTGAGCCTGCTGTATTAGGAGTAACACCATTAGAACTTCCAGAGTTGCTTCCAGTATAAAGTAATGTGTAATTGTAACCGCCAGTAAAATAAGTTGGACTGGCTCCATATCCAAATTTTATTTGAATAGTTGCATTTAATGTGCTTGGAGTGTAATTGCTAATAATTAACATATATTTATCGTAACCAGATAATCCAGTCCAAGATAAATTAGCAGATGTAGATGCAGTTAAAGTACTAATTAAAGTCATTGCTCCTGTAGCTGGAGTAGCCCAAGTAGGCGAAGCAGCCGAACCAGCAGAAGTCAATACTTGACCAGTAGTACCATAAGAAGGAGAAGCACCTACTCCATGTGCACCTGCAGCGTTTAAAGTAAGTGATGGAGTAGTACCATTAACTTGTAATACTAGATTACCAGTAGTGTCACCTGTTTCGACCAACGCTGCTGTGGTCGTAGTGCCAGCCGAAATAATAGACATTAGTTACTCCAAGTAGCTGTGGGGGCAGTAGGGAATGTAGCAGGAGTTGTAGGAGGATTTACACCAATAGCTCTTACTTGACTACGGTATGCCAAGAAAGCTGCTTGATTAGTCAAGTATGGGTTAGATACTGCTGAGTTAGCAACATCAGGAATAGATGTCCAATCAGTAGCAGCTAATAATTGTTGAGCTTGCGCTGAGTTTTGGGCTTGTATTTGCTGACCTTCCCAAATAGGATAAGCAGCATCAAGTTGAGCTTGAGTAGGCTCTGCACCTAGTTTTTCTGTATTCCAAGATAGGATTTGATTAGCTTGACCTTCAGGCTGACCAGTTTGATAGTCACCAGCCGTATAAGGGATATTGTTTACGCTTAAATAAGCAATGATTTCTGAGTTTAAGTCTGCCATGATTTTTCCTTAATTAAGATGAGATGCCGTAAAGAGATGCTGTGCCAGAAACAATATTTCCAGTTGCATAAAATTTTATTGCAGTAACAGTTGTTGTATTAACCAAACTTCCTGTAAATGTGTCTCCTTCAAACACAAGTGGGCCAGACCCATATGCGCTCATACTTTGACCATTTATTGCTACTGTTCCAGACGTGATTCCAGTTATATTTACAAAAGCATTATATGGTTGTCCAGCTAAATTTCCATTAACAACTTGTCCAATAATAAATTTTGAAATATTCGCTTGCGCATTGCCACCAGATGTACCGCCATAAACTGTTAGTAATTCTGTTGAATATCCAGATGTTAAGTATGATGGCCCAACACCAGTACCAACTTGAATATTAGGAACATTACTTCCACTAGCAAAAATAATATTTTCAATTATTAATTGATATTTATCGTAACCAGATAAACCAGTCCAA